TCTGAATTTGTTCCTTTTAGCGGAATTGATCCAGATATATATGCTGGCGGATTTGAGGGTATGGCTCCGAAAGGGTTTTACATTGAAGGAGACGAACTTATCACAGATGGCGGAGGAAATATCTTTAATAAGTTTGGTGAGTTTATGGGCAACAAAGATGCTTTAGGTATTGGAGTAAGCCCCGGCCAAGTATTAGGTGGTATAAGTGGTGCCTTGAGTTTAGCAGACTTTATAGATGATCCATCGTTTAGTTCTGGTTTAGGAACTTTAGCTGGGGCCGGAGCAGCATTCTTTCCGGGAGCAGCGGCTAACCCTTATTTAGCTGGCGCAGCGCTTGTAGCAGGACTATTAGAAGCACAACAAGAACCTTCTAATGAAACAGGTATTGCTAATTTAGATTTAGGAAGTGGTAAAGTTATTTCTTATGGTATGGGTGGTGATAAACAGAATGATCAAAATGTTGCAACAGCTGATACTATTGCAACAGCTATGACACCTATCGCTAATGATATAGCAGAAACATATGGTATAACCTTTGAAGGCGATATTGAAGTTGGTATTGGTAACAGAGATAATATGTATGTAAGTATTGGTAATCAAGAAGAAGATTCTACTTACATGGACAGACTTACTTACAATCCTGAGGAAGGTGATTTAAATCTTATGACAGGCGCTGAAGGTCAAGTGCTTACATATAGATACGAACCACAATCAGGTGAACAAATTGTAGAAGATTTAACAAAGAATTTAACTTTAGCTGCACAAAAAGCTGTAGCAAATGGTGAAACAGTAGTTAATTTAACTGATGCCGTTGCTGCAGCACCGTCTGGTAAAGCTTTAGAACAAAAATTTTCTAACTTAGGATTAGAGGATTATGCAATTGATGCATTAACTAGATCAGCAAAAGGTATGGGCGGTAGTAGTGGTATACTTCCTCAATTTAATGTTAGTTATGATGACAGACAGTATTTAACACCTGACGAAGAAATGGTATTAATTGAAATGGGACTTCTTGATCCTGAAGATGCAGCTTTTGTTCGAGAGGCTGATATTGACACCGCACAAAAAATTGATTCATACCATCTGGATTTAATAAATGAAGACCAACCTCTTTACGTTTAAACTTAAAGATCAGGTTGAGGTATTACAGATTCAATACCAGTGACAGAAACCTCTTCACCAAACTCATTATTCCATTGAAGTTTAATTAATTGATTTAAAACAGATATTTGTGTCTTACCTGAATGCTTGGCCATAATTCTTAAACGAGCTAAATCCTCTGTATATATTCTAGCTGTGGAATAGTTTTTTTCTTTTTTGTTTTCTGCCATGTTACTCTCCTTAAAAACAGTTTACATTATATATATATTGTATCAGTTTACAAGATTACAAAAAAAATATTTTTTTTTACTTGTATTACAAATGTAAACGATATATAAAAATCAAAACAGTGAAAAAAATCGCTAACTTATTAACTACTTATAAAGGATTAAAAAATGCAAAAAAAAATATGCAACAAGTTTAGTAAACTTAAAATTAACGAATTGTCAGAACAAGAGGTTGTGGAAAATCTTTTCCTTCTTACTCAACAACAAAGAGAAGATAGAAATACTGCCTCTAAACTCAGGAGTGCCTTACATAGATATGATGGGCAACGCTTGATGGCACGGCTGCAAGACGATGGAGTGGATACCGGAACGAGAACCTTCGATCACGTTGATGGTTTCAAAGTTGAAGCCTCACTCACTCCAAAAGTACAATGGGATCAAGAACTGCTTTCTAAAGCATTAGATGATCTACAGCAGAAACACGGAAGTGATGCTGCTAAACATTACGCTGATGTAAAATTAAGTGTGAGCGAACGCAATTATAAACACGCTCCTCCTGAGATTAAAACTTTGCTTCAAAAAGCACGAACAGTTGTAGTGCCTGATGAAGCGTCTTTTAAAATCACTGAAAACAAGGGAGAATAACATGGAAATAATTTCAGCTAATGAAAGATTAAATGCCGATTATGGTGCCAAAGTAATGTTACTTGGCGAGCCGGGCATTGGTAAAACAACACAGCTACTATCATTAAATCAAGAAAGAACATTGTTCTTAAATATTGAATCTGGTGATCTATCTGTTCGTAATTTTAAAGGTAAAACTTTAGAGCCAAGAGATTGGGAAGACTGTAAAGATATTGCAGTTTTATTAGGCGGACCGGATCCAGCTGTGACAGTATCAACCGGGAGTTACAGTCAAGAACATTATCAAAGAGTGGCTAACAAATATCCAGATTTTGCAAAAGAAATTCAGGATGGTAATTTATATGATACTTTATTCGTAGACTCTATAAGTGTAGCATCTCGGTTATGTTATAAATGGGCAGAACAACAACCTGACGCTCAAACAAAAGGTGGAACTATAAACACAATGAAAGTTTATGGACATCTTAGAGTTGAGTTAGTGAGTTGGTGTACTCATTTGCAACATATAAAAAACAAGAATGTAATTTTTGTAGGCATTCTTGATAAGAAAAAAGATGAGGCTGACAGAGATTATTACGAAATACAATTAGATGGCTCTGCGCGTAACATCATTCCGGGTATTGTTGATGAACAATTATGTTACATTACGATACCTGATCCTAATCAAGATCCAAATCAACCTAAACAAATGATAAGAAAATTTGTCTGTAACAGAGACAACATTTGGGATCTACCAGCTAAAGATCGTTCTGGTAAATTAGAGCTTGTAGAAGATGCTCACTTAGGCAATGTATTAGTAAAAATAACGGATAATAAACAATATACAAATCAGGAGAAATAATATGAATATGAATTTATCAGAAGTAAACACTCAAGCAACCGCAACTACAAACGAAAGGGTTTTAATAGCAGATAAAACTATAGTACCTGTAAAATTAACATTACAAGATCCAAGTAAAAATGTTGATGAAGCTGGCACACCACGAAAACCTGAGCAAATTGTTCCGAACAATCCTTATGAACATTATTCCTCTCAACAAACAGGTGATAACAGAACTCGATATTTAAGAGCAAGATTTGATGTTATCGCCGGACCAAATGAAGGATCTAGTTTTTGGCAAAACTTTACTGTCTTTCATGCAGATCCTAATAACATAAGTTTAGATATAACAAGAGAAAATTTAAGAGCTTTTGTATGTTCTAATCATGGTATTTCTTGGAAAGATGATTCACCTGAAGCTGGTAAATTATTTAATCAAGTGGGTAATGGATGGGATTTTTTAAACGGACTTCATGCTGTTGTTAAAGTAAAATTACAGCCGGGAAATTTAAAGAATGATGGATCTGGTGATAAGTGGCCTGATAGTAATGAGATATCTTACATACATGCTTTAGATAGAGGTACAGATATTTATTATCAATATGCTCAAGCCTTTGGTGTCATACAAGGTCAAGCTGCCCCGACACCTCAACCAGCACAACCGCCTGTTCAAGAGCAAGTAACACAAAATGTTCCTCCAGCTCAACCAGCTCAACCAACATCAGATAAACCTGATTGGATGAAACGATAGGAATAATGATGGAATTAAGTAAGAGCATGCTTACTAAGATGGGTACTGTTATTAAACTCATGGAAGAACTTCATAATGAAATACTTGAGTTTCATGAGATCAACCCTCATCTTTTTAAAGAAAGTCGAGGAAGAAAAAAATTTAGTGACAAAGCTGAAACAATTTTAAAGTTAAAATCTGAAGGTTTATCAAATGTTCAGATTGGTAAAGAAGTAAATTGTTCAAATCAATATGTATCTCAAGTCATCCGCAGATCTGCGAATGGCGCAAAGTAAGTATCGCAAGAACTCTAAGGGGGGCGCTCCAGGTTATGTTGACACCCTTAACATTAAAGCCTCCCTTAGAAACCTAAATATAACAAGCACGGGGTTAAAGAGGTGTTCTTCGTGTCATAACATAGGACATCATGGTTTTGGCAAATCAGATGTTTTTAACAAAGATATGAAATGGTTTTGTTGTCCTATGTGTCTTGCAAAAGAAGGAGTGAAAATGAAATATAATTGGAGGGATAGAGAGCCTGATTTCGCAACAGTCGATATGGGCCATTTACCAGATGCATTAAAAGAATGCTTACCTGAAGTTTTTAAATTTTTAGAAGAAAAAAATTTTTTAAACAAAACATTACATGAATTTAGTAGAGAAGAAATATTTGATTTAATTTATAATTTACATATGATTTTTAAATCTAAAGAGCCAGAGGCTTTTATAACTTTTCATAAAGATGTTATTGATGATTGGTTTGTTAAAAAATATGAGAAACCTTTTACCAAAGAAGAAGAAGAAAAAATTGATGATGAAGAAATTGATGATCCAATACCATTTTAGGAGCTTTAAATGTGGAATCTTTCAACCGTCCCAAATGAGGGAGATGTTTCTGATCGTATTAACCCTTATGTTAATCACGCATTAGAATTAAAAAACAAAGACGAACCGATCCGAGGGTACATAGGCGGTTCTAATATAGGAACAGCATGTACACGAAAATTACAATATCATCTCGAAGGACA